TCACCATTCTTGATTACAACTCCACCCATGCCACCATGAATAGCACGGACATTGCTATAAGCATCCGCTACCCAACTATTTTCAATAGCATTAGATACAGTTATTATTAATTCTTCGTTTTTAGTTGCTAATGCTCTAGCCATAAGAGTAGCAACACTCTCAGTTCCAGCATTAGAAAGAATATCATCCATAGATGCTTTAGGGCCAAGTTTACCTTCGGCACCTTTTGTAACATAAGCGTTTAGTGATTTTCTTAAATCATCAGTAATATTAGGGTTACGTAATTCTGCTTGTAATTCATCCCAGAAATTAGCACGTCTAGCAGACTCTTCGATTATCTCGTCTTGAGTTGCACCTTTGTATGTCTTAGATATGTCATATACATCTAAAGGTTCTTTGCTTGATGCGGTAAGAATGTACTCTTTGTCCGTATATGCACCAAATTGTAACTTACCAGGTCTAGGAAGATCCTCGGTAAAGATACCAACAAATGCTTCACCTGTGTTAATTTGATCTGCTTCTAATTGAGCAATAGAATCAATAACACCTTTTGGCTTCTTTGCAGCAAGTTCAGCAGTTACGAAATCGCCAATACTTCCATCTGCAATAGCAGCAGCAACCTCAGGATCACCCTCTACTCGTGTACCACGAGAGAATCCTACAGTTAATGCTCTTTCAAGTTTCTTAATTACAGCATTACTCTTAGATTGTTGAGTCTTAGTTAATTCTCTTTCAGCCTTCATGTAAGAGTTATCTAAAGTACGACGTACTTTCTTTTCGTCACCTACACGTTGCTTAATTAATTCTTTTTCTTGCTTAGTTAAATTCTTAATATCTAATGCTTTTGCGGCATCTGCCTCATCAAGAACTGCTTGAGCAGCAGTCTTGGCCTTCTGTAATTCTTTACCACCTGCAATAATCTTGGTTAAAGAACCAGGACCAGCCCATAGAGATGGGTCTGTACCAACGGCAAGTACGCCATCAACAATACCTGACATTACACGATAAGGGGTACCATTTGGATCAGCACCTAAAACGTTCATAGATGCACGGCCTATAGTAAATGATTTACCATTTACACGTCCATAAGCAGACATAGCCTTAGCCTGTCCAGCACCTACTTTGCTTTCGGGAGAAACAAAGAATCCTGCGCCAGTATCAATTGGACCTTTGCCAGTAACTGCACCAGCAGTTGCACGTAGAAGTTGTCCTAGATTAGTTTCTTCTCCAACAAGTTCAGTTAAAGAAAGATTACTAATAAGTTGTCCTGTGCTTATTTCACCTTTTGACTTAGCATAGATATTTCTACCTACGTTAGTTACATATTGGTAAGGTGCTTGTAATGTAGCAAATCCAGCACGAGTAACGCCTTTTAAAACACTATAAATACTTTGAGTAAAACCTTTATTCTTTTCAGCCTCACTTTTAATGTTATCAACGTTAATTAAGTCTTGCTTTAACTGATTGATACCATCGTTTGCTGATAGTTTTTCAATACCTTTAGACGAAGCATTTAAACCAATCTTAGCAGCACTAAGAAGGTAGTCTTTGCTTTGATTAGGAAACTTTGATAAAAGCGAATTATAATTTTGTATTACGGCAGGGTCAAGTCCAGATAACTGTTGATCTACAAGAGTAGATAAGTTACCTGTTCGTGTATCAACATCAAACAGACTGGTGTATTTGTACTTGTTCCATGAAGATACAAGAGGATCTGTTATTGGCATTAACGACCTTCTTGAAGAAATGACTCTAGTAATCTGCGGTTCATAGGAGTTGGATCCATCATGAACATAGCACGTGCTAAAATAGCATTATTGTCAGGTCCATCAATAGGACCAGGTAATTCTTCAGGTTGACGACCAGCAGTATTTCCAGGGGCACCATCAGTAATAGGGCCTGGATTCTCATTCATCTGATCTAATGGAGACATACGTAAACTAGAAGCAATAGTTCTAGGAGCAGGAGTAGCACCGACTACAGCCTGAGGCATTTCAGTTGAAGCACCTGATGCTATGTCCTGTAATTGAGTAGCCTGGCTATAAGTTCCGCCTGTAGCGTTCTGAATCTTTGCTTCTCTTTGTAATTTTCTTACACGCTCAGTTACTTTATTAGAGTTATTTAGATCAACACGTTTGGCATCTCGGCCAACTCCGCTTATAACTTCTTTCGCCATAATATCTCCTATTTAGTAAACTGTGTTTTTACATTAACTGGTCCACCGCACCAGATGTTATATTGAATTGCTGCATTAACTGCTTTTTTAGCGGCAGATGACGCTTTAGCATGGGTCTTAGTTTCATTATCCATTACTGATAGAGCACCAAGTGCTATAGAACCACCAGAACCTATACCGTATAAACCTTTATCATCTCTCATATATCCAAAGTCATCAGTAACTTGATATATCTTTCCATTAAAACAAATTAAAGCGTCCCAACCAGCATCATCATCTTTGTTATTCTTAGGACTTGGGTCATATCCTGCCTCTGTAAGCACTTGTCTTATAGAGGGAAGTACTCTAATCATCATAAAACGATCAGGTTCTTGTGTTTTAATTACTTTAGGTGGTTGCCAAACGTTATAAAGTATATCACCAGCGGTTGCATCACCTGCAACTGCTACTAAATACTCACCAATTTTAACTATTTTATCGCATCCCTTGGCTACATAAGGTTTATCTTGATATGTAGTCATAGAGTCTGCTGCTAAAACAGCCCAACCCTTACCTTGAATCCCTACAATTGCAGTCATTGTCCCCTACTTACCTAAGTTATCCTTGCAAACCTGCCAATATGCTCATCAAATCTGGTGCACCTTGTTGTGGGGTTCCACCAGAAGCGGATCCAGGAGTGGCTGGGGACAGGGGAGCCTGCTCTACTGGGGCTTGTGAACCTGGTGGAACCGTTCCTGCCTGCGCTTGTGCCATTGCCTGTTCCTGCGGAGTAGGTGCAGGAGGAGTAAATACGGCTAGCGCAGCATTTTCTATGCTCTCCCCGTTGCGTGTACGTGTAATCACGTCAGCAATATTCTTAATCATAGGTGATGGATCTTGTCCTTGAGCAGCCATAGCAGGAATTGCTTGCGCAGTTGCTGTAATAGCAGCGGTCAAGTTAGAACGCATTTTTTCAATTTCAATTCGTTGTTCTTCCAAAGTAACGTTAACGGACCATGGAAGTTCTCTACGAATGAAATCTTTAGATACTAATTCAGCACCTAATGCTTGTAGTGAGAAAATTAGAGCGCGTGATGGGTCAAGACCAGCCATCAATCCATAGCGTACTTCAATTGAAGAGTCGCCCTTGATGTCTTTGCTTGGTATGTACTTTAACTCGTACGGAGTGCCCTGTGCGACACCTCTAACTGATTTCTCTACATTAAACACCATCTCGTCAACTTCAAAACAAGTCTTAAGAACTTCTTCAAAAGTTTCAGCGAGAATGGTTTGTCCAGCCTTGATTTGTGAATCAAATGCTCCTAATAGAGCCTGAACACCTTGACCAGTAATGATGCTTGCATCTATATTACCAGATCGACCTTCAGGATAACGAGCACCGAGACGCATCTCAGATTGGAGTGCTGCTTGCTCTTGGAAGGCAGCGTTTGGTATGTCAAGTCTGACACGACCAACTGCCTGTGGTTGGGATGTGCGAATAATCGCATCAGGTCCCATTGGCAAGTCTACTACATCGGTTGGAACAACTAGAGGTGCTTGAATAGCCTTCTCTGCTGCTTCCATACCTAAATTAGCAAAGCGTGCTCTTGCTAACTGTACGTACAAAACATCGTCAAACTGTCCACGAGGTTCATCATCAATACCAGGTTTACGAGCAACAAATGTAAGCATCTTGCCTACAGGATTCTTTGCTTCGTTTAATATTAAATTACCACGGCTAGGTACATATAAAACAATATTATTTTTATCGGTATAACGAATAAGTTCTACAACTGAGTTAGTATTTTGATTATAACCTAGTTGACCAAGTATAGCACCAGCATACTCAGGATACTCATTTGCTAATTCTCCAAGAGTTTTCATATAGCGTTTAGCGTATGCTATGCAACGACCAAACCTATCAAACTCAGGATATGCACCAATTGGGTCTTCTACTCTAATACGAGGAAGTTGTGTTTCCCAATCTAATTCAACATGAATAGGCAAAAAGCCATAAGTGAAATACCAATCTGCGCCCCAGTACATTTGTGATTGTAGACGTGATTGGTAAACATAGTTGTTGGCAATCATGCCACGCTTATCAGCAAAGGCTCTAGCACGATCTGATGTAGTATTAGTTGTTGAGCAATTAAAAGATGGAAGTGGAGCAAGTACCTCTGCAAGATCACGGGCTGCTACATCTACGAAGTTAGCAACCATTGCTGAGTTCATACCCTCAGGGAATAGATCAGGGAATACCTCTGTCATCTTACCCTTACGGACTGCAAGGATATCGGACATACGAGCATCTCTAGATGCGTGACGTAATTTTAGATTATCGACACGTTGCGCGATAGCCTCAATATTAACTGACATTAGTTTCCTATTCGTACATAGACATCTCGTAGTCGTTTACATTTACTGTAAATCGATTATCGAGTTGTTTGCGAGTTGCCCATCTATTCTTAATATGGGTTTGATTAATATTTCCATTATTGACTATTTCACGTGCTCTTAGTTCACAGAACCATAAAGCCATTACGCAGTCTGTTGGACCTCTAGTATCAGGCTTCCAAGTAATCAATTGTTGTATTAGAGCCTTAATACCTTCAGAGCCTTCCTGAGAAGGAAGTTCTATTAGGTTATTATCTTGATGCAGGTTATTTCGCATAGTGCCAAATAGACCAGACATGGCGGCTACACCAAAAGATGTGTCCCACTTGTTCTTACCTGTGAATTGACTTGAGAATCTAATGCCTCGAGAGGCTAGAAATGAATTTAGATCTGCGTCTAAGGCGTAAGCCTTCTGATGAGCATTAGTCTCAATTCTTAGTTCTTGAGGTTGATACTTATTGCACCAGTCCTCAATTAACTCTTGTATCTTTGCAGGTGTTGGATCTTTCATATTCTCAACATCTAGTACGTACCGTTTACGTGTTACACGATCTACGGTCATAACTACTGCTGCAGTCTTACCACTCATCGCTGGGTCTAAGCCCATGATGGTATAATACGAACCTGCTTCTTTAGGATGCCCTGCTGCTCCTGGTTTTAGAGGGCCCCTCTTACGCATCCCATTGATGGAGCCTTGTACACAGCCAGGTGGAAAAATAGAGTCTTCTTGTATGTCTTGCTGTTGATATACCAAAGCCCAGGCAGAGGCTGAAACTTCACTTCGGCGCCTAAATAACGCGGGGCCATTCCATTTTGGGTAGAGCCCATCTTCATCAGGTTGTACCTCTTCCTCGGATCCTTCCCATGGTATATGGGACTTAGGCCATAATGTAACCCAGTCTTGTGGGTCATCTGCAAACTCAAGTACTGCTGGCATGTTCATATATGTGAACGGTGTCTTGCCACTAGACCAATGTTCTGGATTACGTATCTCTCGATAGAGATCATTTGCTGCGATACGTGTTCCTACAATAAGCAACTTACCAGCATCACCAAGACGAGTAATAACTTCTCGCTGTAGCCACAGTAGTTGCTTCTCCCACTCATGAGCGTTGGTAGTAGTCACAACGTCATCAAGGATAATTAGATCTGAACGAGCACCAGTGATCTGACCACCAATACCTAGAGCCTGTACAGTAGGATCTTTTTCGGTGGAGTCACGAGCCACATAGATGCGGTCAGCCTTCCAAGAGTCAGAGTCCTCTTTCCAGCCACCAGCACTTCCATAGATGGCTTGCATCTTAGACCAGCGCTCATGATTGAGGCGTTGCTTGATGGAGTATAGATACTCCTTAGCACGCTCTTGGGTTTTGGAGACAATAGTAATTTTAACATTCGGATTCATCGCTATCCGATATACACAGTAGTTGACTGTGATGACTGTAGACTTAGCATGCTCAGGTGGCACGTTAATCAGTAGACGCTTAGCAGAGGCTGGTTCATAGACCATAGCCTCATGCATCCAGGAAGGTTGTCGGCCTTCAAGGATATCAATCCAGTTCTGATGGTGAGGGAAGATTGGGCTATCTAAGAACTCCCTAGAGAACTCCTCAAAGCCAATTTTAAACTTAGCATCACCTGAGACAATGGAGAGAGCCTTCTGGCCTTCATCCTTTGCTTTCTCTAGTTCAGCCATGAACTTAGAGTCTTTCTTCCAGTCTTTCAGGACATCTGGTTTTCTACCTGCCCTAATGATGGCATCCTGAATAGACAGACCTTGCCTTGCAAGATCAATAACCTTAGCCTTGGCCTCACGGAGTGCTACTACGCTATGGTGTTCACCGCCTGCTTTAAACCCCATATATAACCTCCATAAAGATCCCCCTTCGTTCGGCGCCTCTAGGCGCCTCACTACCCCCTCAAACGAGGAGCGCAATAAGCGCTCCGAGAAACTCGCTATTTACTTCACGCTCGTTTACGGGTACATATATACTAACCCGTTCAACTAGGGTAAACCGAACGCACTATGTTTGAAAGTAGTATAAATTACTGACTTCATATGATGCTAAAAAAATTAGAACTGATAGTGTATACATGCGCCGCAGGCGCTTTAAAGCACTGGGGTCGCGTAAGCGACACCTTGTGCAAGCCAAAAATTGGTGCGAAGCACCATTTGGCCCCGAGCGCCGAAGGCGCGAGGGCGATTTTTGGGCATTAAAAAACCCTCGCACGTGGGATACACGCACGAGGGCTAGTTTGTG